TCAACTCATTGAGTTCATAGAATACTCCGCTTGCAAACTGATACATTACATCCCAGCGATCCGGGTCTTCTAATAGTATGTATCCAGGCTTGCCTTTACCAATCATGTATCCGAGTTCTAAGTGACCCGACTTACCTGCTGGTAATAATAATATTGCTATATCATTTCTATCTAAATGATACTTGTCAAATTCGTATACGTGTTTAGCTGCGTATCCAGCTAGACCTTGTTTATAATTATTGCCTTTGGCAATTTCATATTTCTGCCAATAGTCGTCTGCTTCGGGACCTGCCGAAATCCAATCATCGAACACCTCGTGTCCGGCAGCTCGTAACATAAGAGCTGTTTCAATAATCTTTGGATTTCTTAGTGAACCTATGAGATAAATTTTTGCCATGTAATATCCTTAATTTATCAAAGTATATAACATGTGACACTCTGTGTCAACAAATTCATGGTGCCCAAGGTGGGATTCGAACCCACACTGTTCGGCTTCTAAAACCGTTGTCTCCTACCAATTGCACTACTTGGGCATAAACATTTAGTGATAGAGGGAATCGAACCCCACCCCCAAGCTGTGTGGCTTGGTACGCTGCCGTTACGCTACTATATAAAATTCAATAAAGGTAGGAACATTATCTACAGCTTTCGCCTCCGATGTATACCTAAAACTGGATGCAGACGGTTGGATTCGAACCAACGACCTTTAGGTTATGAGCCTAACGAGCTACCAAGCTGCTCCACGCTGCTGTATCTGGATGCGGGGTCAGGAATCGCGCCTGAAAGACCGAGCTTATGAGACTGGACGAGCACTTGCATCCCCGCAATAATTAATGCACCCTCGATTTTACTCTTCGGACGACTTTAGTTACTTATCACCTTGTAGACTTACTACCATGTTTTTTGCAAATGTTCCGCTTTGTCATTGTGGCAGCGGGAGCCTTGACGTCAATTGCAAATTCTGTTTGGTGCCCTGGGCGAGATTCGAACTCGCAACCCTTTCGGGGACGGCTTCTTAGACCGCTATGTAAACCGTTCCATCACCGGGGCGATATTGGTGCAACCTACAGGGATCGAACCTGTTTGTCTGGGACTTCACGCCAGCGCAATGACCACATTTGCTAAAGTTGCGTTAATTTTTAGATATATCTTGTACTGTCGATATCTTTTTCAATAATAGTTCGCAGATATATCGTAAATCTTTATTATCTGTAACAATTAATTCAAAAGGCACATCATTATAATGATCGGGGTCATAAGTCAGTTGAGTTCTATCATCTATACCAGTATACACTGTTTGTATACCCGTGTCTGATATTAACTCGCTGCAACTTTCCCCAAATCTATCGTCCATATGAACAAAACACGGACTAAGTGTAGTAACTAATATTGCACTATTTGGTAAATCACCATATAGTAAATGAAATTTATTAATCACTGTATGTTCAGCATGTTTCCATTTACCGGATATAGACTGTATAGCAGTTTCATACACAGTATCATATTCTTCTGTTACTATGGCTGCGCCGACTAAACCAAAACATTCATTACCGTATTTTTCGTAACGGCGTAAGACTAATTTAAGACAATTTAATAATACATGATCCATGTATTATTTATCAAGCCTGTCTGTGCAGGAAATGTTCTTTTACTGATGTCGGTGCAAAATATTTGTGAATGATATCGCGCACAATTTGCGGATCGAACTTTTTGCAGGAAAATACATCAAAATATGCTGTGCTATCCGGCTCAATGAAGTGGGCGCAAATATTACTTGTTTCGATGAGTTGTACTAAACTAAATCCTTGTTTAGGGTCGCCCGGTAGCATATACTCGATCATAGGTTCACCGTGTGCAACCATATCAATTGCTGGCACAAGTTCTTTAACAAATTTCTTTATTTGACCTGCGCTTGCTATGTTTTCGTTACACCCTGCTGTGTCAAGCATTAAATGATAGCCCCAATATTCGCTCATATTCATCCCCTATAATTGAAGCTATTTACCTAATTGTTTGGCGGGCGAACAAGGACTCGAACCTTGACTGACGGTTTTGGAGACCGCGGTGCTGCCATTACACCATTCACCCTAAATTTTATAGTTAGCGTATTTATCGCTAACTGTCTGTCATTTTGTTGCAGCTTTATAACCTGTATAAGCCAACATAGCAATCCCGATAAACGGAAGAGTTATTGCATATGCTAAGCCGATAAATGGAGAAGCAATAAATAAGCCTACATTCTTAACTGTAGTGAATGCTTTTGTTTTTGCAAAAGCCTTATATGCTACTAGAGCCAACATACCTAAACCAACTAATGGTAGGAACATTGCATATAATAAACCTATAAATGGAGCAGCCATAAACAATGCAATATTTTTCCAATGCGGCTCTTCAACTGCTGTTGGTGCTACTACATCTACCGCTGCAATTTCTTGAATGAAAACTTCTGCAATAGCTTCTTTTTCGCTCATTGCTCTAGCTGCACTTTCTTCGATCATTTCTGGCGAAAGTGGCTTACGCATAAAGTCCGATACACCGATATTAGCGGCACGTTCTTCGTATGTCGGAGATCCGAACCCTGTTACGATAACAACTGGCATCCATGGTTGGCTTGCCTTAACGTGTGTAGCAACTTCGATACCATCCATACCAGGCATTTTCAAATCAGTGAATACAGCATCATATTCTTCTGTTTTTAATTTAGCAAGTGCTTCTTCGCCGCTATGGCAGTTAATAACTGCATAACCTTTACTGGCCAATACACGTTCAAAGCTCTTACCAACTACCGGATCATCATCTACTACTAAAATTTTACGTTGTGTTTTCATATATACTCCTTTTATTTAATGTAACAATTGTGTGCGTTACATTAACATTATTATAAGCCCTTATGGGGTCTCATACTAGTATTTATACTGATAGACTCAGTGTTTACACTGATAAAACTTGTTCTAGATTAAAGAAACCTATATAAATGGACCCGCTGCCAGGAGTTGAACCTGGGTTTTTAGTTTCGCAAACTAAGGAACTATCCATTGTTCTACAGCGAGGAATTTTGGCAGGGGTACTTGGAATCAAACCAAGGATAATGAGTTCAAAGCCCATTGTGTTATCATTACACTATACCCCAACAATAAAACAGAGTGCTTTTTCTTTTCAAAGATAATGGTTTTGAAATTTTTAAGTTTGCTGGAAGCACTCTTCAGAAATAAAACAGAATTCTTATAACAGATCCTGTTACAGATCCGATTGGAGTTGAACCAATTTTAACCATAAGGTTGTTGCTGGAAGAATTCTTCGAATTTGGTACGGGTGATGGGATTCGAACCCACACTGTTCAGATTTTAAGTCTGCTGTCTCCTACCAATTGCACTACACCCGCGTTAATTTATACAGTGGTATTTCGCCACGTTCCGCCGAACGACACATCTTCTATATCAGGAGGGATAGTATCTACATACTCTTTACCTAATGCATCGAACGCCCATACTTTTTCCGAACAAGAATAACAATCATCACACTTGCCAACAGCATGTACCGTGCAGGAATGTGTCCACGGAATAATATCTTCACACCCCAATTTATAATATAAATCTACAATTTGGGGCTTATGTAATACTAGGAAAGGTGCCTTATATAAAACTTGCTCGTCTGGATAAAACATCTTTAATGTGTGCTTAAACGGCCTAATATCACCCGGGGCCATCCTATTATTGCCTTGATAAATATCCATATCATGTTTATTTGCATGGTAGGTTTCTCTAATAGGAACTATCCCAATTCTGCCTTCGGAATATGCAGGTTCATTATTTTCTAAATTATTTTGGTGATTTATCGTTACACCAAAATATTTAGATAATTTATCGACTACTCGTTCGGAATAATATGTCGATCCTTCACCTTTGACAATAGTAAATGCAGTAACGGGGATAGTATTTAATCTACCTGTATCTTTTAAATCTGATAAAATTAAACATAACAGAGCAGTAGAATCTAGTCCACCTGAACTGAAAACGCCCACTCTTTTAATTTCATTGCCTAATCTATTATGAGTAGGTATTGTAAATCTAAACGGTACCGATAAATTTTCTGGCCCTAATACTAAATCCATATTGTGTTCCTTTTACGATTCACTATTTATATATATTTAAATATAAGGTTAATAAAAAACGACTTTCCAGCGACGCGCACGGTTCAGACCCGAAATCTCTCCCACTCGTCATTCGACTAGTAACAGGTTTGTATCATTACTGATACGAGTGCATTAGACTTATGCTACACATATGGAAAATCTATCATTCCTCTATCCTCGTCCGGTCATTACGGAATGGTTACGCGCCTATGATACCTACTAAAGTTTTAAGGCATGAATTTTGGAGCAGGTAGCCAGTAACGATCTGGGCTATTTTAGTTTGGAAGACTAATGTGTATCCGTAAACACCTTACCTGCATTATTCTTTAATATACTCCCTCTGCCCCGACCTTTATTTTTTGAACCATAAAATTCCGTCTGTGTATGGCAATTAGGACACAATAATAGTAGATTTTCTTCTTTATTATTTCTACTATTACCATCACAATGTTCTAATTGCATTGTCAACGGTAAATTATTATGAATACTAGTCTGGCCGCATGTAACACACGTATTATTATATTTTTCGCATATGTATCTACGAATAAAAGAACTTGTCTGTGTCAGCCCCTTAAACCCCTGTTCTAATCCATCTTTCCATCTCTGTATAAAGACACTGTATTCGAATTTTTTTTGACATTGGCGGCTGCAATATCTGTTCTTCTTATTTGATCTATACGGCGAATCTTCAGCGCAATATAGGCATTTGTAAATTTTCACAATAGTCTACCTGCATTATTCTATGACTATCAACTTATATGTTGAATTTTCTGTTTCAAAGATAACCATATTATCTTCTTCTTTAATACTTTTTACGGTGCTTGTTCTTACGATCCTCAAGTCGAGCCCAAAGGTTAACGACTTCGATACCATAGAGAATGATTCGCCGATAATTGGGTAATCTACGCATGTACCTTCTACTATGTCGGTCCTAACTCTACCGCCGCCTAGTACTTTTGATAATATTATGTTGTGCATTATATTAACATTGCCCGGATTAGGGGCAAGTTCTTTTATTAAACAGAAACGCCGGGCCAAATCATCAAGCCCATGCCTTTAGTTAACTTACGATTAATTGATGTCGATTGAACATAAATTTCATAGTTGCCATGCATACCTGGAGCAAGTTTGACATTGCCGCTATGTGGGAGGCCGAGCAAGTCTCTTGCTGCGAGACCGCTATAGACCGCACCTGAAGATTTATCGCGGATTGCAATTTGCTTATACTCTTGAATTTCTTCTGTCTTTTTCAATTCGTAGAATGCACAGCCTTTTACAAAAGTAACACCCTGGTCATTTACAAAATCACGAATTTGTGCGCCATCGTTAGCAGCATCTACTTCGTAAACAATTACTTGTTTAGAAATATCAACTAAGGCAGTTTTTACTTCCTTAAGTGAAACTGTGCTCAAATCTGCATAGAACTTATCAGTACTTGTCATCCCTTTAGAACGAGCAGTATAATATCCGTCAAATGCTGAACGAGTAGCTGCCGATGCAACTTCTACACCACGTGTAGTTTGTTCCCATTCTAGAATATTGCCTTCCGGAATACCATATTGCATTAACCCGCGCTTTTCGCCGCGAGGTACACGGAATACAAATGTCCAGCGATCAGTTGCTTGTAATTCTTTAATCTTCTTACTAATGGTATGTCCTGTCCACTTAGTTGACGAATTCTCTTGCCCGTCTGTAATTGTCATAACAACGAACGAAACTTCCGGATCGTTTGCATCAGGAACAGATTGTAGTTGCTCGATTAAATCGCCCACGCTGTCAAACAGTGGTGTCGAATTGCCATCGGCAATATAATCACCGTCTTTAATAGGCTTCAGCATATTGACGTTAGAGTTGATAACTTCCCGAACAACTCTTGCGGGGCGGCCTGCACCGCACTTAACAACACTAACAATGGTGTCGATGTTATGCGCTGTAGCACCTTCTTTAATAGAAGCGATATTATCGTTGTAATCGCGACCTGCTGCAAGGGTAATCATACCCATAGAACCGCTATGATCGCGGCTAATACCAATGTAATTTTTCATGTGTACCTTTCTGTGTTAGATTAAAATATGTACACGAGCAGTTTACTATAGCTGCATTAAGGTGTCAAATGGTGCCGCATGCCTGGATTTGCACCAAGTCTTCTTCCTTATGAATGGAATTTAATTGCTGTAAGAATCCTTGGCAGGATTACCTTTAAGCGTGCTATCTATTACACTACAGCGACATTGTTGGTGTCCCGCTTATACCCTGCAATATGTATCAACAGATACAGGAATCATAGGAGCCGAACATAAATTGGTCCCCATTCATATTCCACCACATACGGCCAATCTAACCAGTTAGAGATAATGGGAACAGGGGTAAAGTGGTGGGCTTGTCCGTAATCGAAACGGAATCTCTCTGCTTAAGAGGCAGGACTCTAGCCACTTGAGTTACAAACCCGAAAAATGGTGGGCATACGATGGATTCGAACCACGCCAAACAAACTGCATCGCAGATGCATCTACTGTATGTTTGAATATACTACCTTAGGTGCCCATAATGGTATTCCGCTGGGGTTTTGATCCCCACTCAATAGTTTGAAGGACTATCGGCCACACCAGCTGCCTCGCGGAATGTGTATTGGTTCCCAGAGCAAGAATCGAACTTGCAAGATTCGGTTATCAGCCGAGCATTATACCACTTAATTATCCGGGAATTTTAATTTTCTGCCTTTTGTCCAACCGTTATCAATATACGATTGTAAAAGGTCTTTATCTATCTTTATACTTTTCTTTAGTATAATATTTGTTATCCAACAGGTGCCATATTGTGAATTATTTTCTGCTATGCCCAGACCTTTATGACTAATACTCATCTTTATCTTTGTTTCGGTTGAATGTATTTTACCAGCAAATGGTGTAAGTTTAAGGGCATGTACTTTAGCAATTGCTATTCGGCCACGGGCGGCAACTTTATTGGCAAATTCTGGATCAGTTTTATAATGTAATTTTCGCGATGCAGCAGTCTTAGCTTGGATTTCTGGATTTTTCAGATTACCATATCCACCCCATACTGAACTAGTATTTATATGATCCCAACCGCCGAAACCACCTATTTTTAAGTTGTATGTATTTTCGTTTGTCAGGAAATCTTCATTTACTAATTCCGCTTCTTTATCATACATTTCTTTAGGATTATCATATTCAAATAATATTTCTTTAGTGAAATTTTCTAATCCATGCTTCTTGTAAGCATGATTTAGATATTTTCCTGAACCCATATACCCGTCGTCTTTATTCTTAGTTTTGTGAAAACCGATATAGATTTTGTTATTAAGATTATTTGTAATTTTATATATTAGATAAAACATAAGTGCCATTACGCTGTTGTTCTTATGTATTTATCATAGTTCGACGCTCTTGCGCGAACTGCTGTGTCTCCCTATCCGGATTCGAACCGAAACCCTACCGCCCCAAACGGCAAATGCAACCAGATAACACTTTAGAGAGATTAAAAAATTGTTTAGCTAGGTAGAATGGATTCAAAGTCCACTAGTTATACTTAACTAAACATATATTGGCTCCGTGTGAGGGAATCGAACCCACCTAGTCATTGATTAACAGTCAAGTCCTTGCACCTTGCTTGAATTTCACGGAATAAATTTTGGTGCCCCAGGCAGGAATCGAACCCACACACCCTGATTACAAAACAGGACCTCTACCACTAAGGATACAAGGGCAATATTAAAACAGACTACACATTTGGTTTCATTTACAGTGAATTTTTAAATTGCTGTAGGTAGTCTTTGAAAATGGCGCCATAGACGGGAATCGGACCCGCCACGAACTGATAGACAGTCAGTTATCACCCCCAGGTGGACTCTATGGCATAAATTAAAACAGAATCCTTATTTTTACATTAAAAGTGTAATTTTTTTATTTGCTGAACGGATTCTTTAAAATTGGCGGGACATTTATAATGCAGTATAAATTCTTTACAGAATTATCTTTTGTCCCATAACTTGGTGGAGAAGATTGGAATCGAACCAATTAGTTAGATTTTTGCGGTATACATTCTTAACAGAATGATTGCTCTACCTTAGAGCATCTTCCCCGAAAATTGGTGGACCGACGGGGTAACGATCCCCGAGCAAAACATTGCAAGTGTTCTTCGCGCCCCATGCGCCCAGCCCATATATGTGATCTCTTTTCTTTTAAATCAGTACAAGATCAGCTGATTAATGGCACCTTGTCAGTTTCAGACAACGAACTACGGGGACAAAACCCGATTCTCCATATCTCTCAGGTAGGTTGCACTCTACCTTTCCTACCTTAACCAATGTGCAACTGTTTAAGATAGAGTATCTTGGTGGTCGCCGTTGGTAACGATCCAACAGAGCAGTGATGCGCCCGGGTTACAGCCGGGACCGTCTCCTTAACGGTATAGACGACCTAAATTGTTTGGTGGACCGCCGGGGAATCGAACCCCGATGCCTGACTTGCAAAACCAGTGTAATCCCATTATACTAGCAGCCCATAATTTGGTGATGTACGTAGGATTCGAACCTACTCATCCTTGCGGAAACGGGGTTACAGCCCATCATACCTCTCCAACTGTATCGCTACACCAAAAATGTTTTACACACTCTGCCACGGACTTTTCACTCCCATTTGGTTCCGAATGTGTATATTAAAACATACTAACACTCAATTATCTATTGCAGAGCATAATAATTCTACACCCTATGAGTTACGCATACTCTTCTAATATGTTTTAATATGACGGATTTTTTTATCTACAAGAAGATAAGCCATCCCCGTCACCGCCCGTTTACCCCATGTTTTAAGTGCGGGGTCCGGTCCTCGTTACCGGAGTTCTTCACACTAACTATCATCACGCTTCACAGCGATCAACAAAAAAGCCGCTTAGTTTCCTAGCGGCTTCCTTTTATAAATTTGCTGGTTACTTGTGTTAGTTTCCAGTATCCTTATAGAAGGAAGCCTTTGTAATGGGGTCTTGTTTATCATTATTTGGTGTTGATGTAAACTCGACCTGTCCCCAATAACTCGAGCCTGCACAGAGACGCGCGGAGGCTAAAGCCAGCGTATGCATCTCATTTTCGCGTTTCAAGTTAGTTACAAACATTTTTAATTCCAAAATTCCAGTTAAAGTTAATATAAGCAAGCTTCTGCTTACATAAAGTTATTTATCATCTGCCTAAGTAATCAGTGTACTATACTGTTATTATTAAGTCAATCATCCAAATTATCGAAACAATTTATACATCTTACCCAAATAATGTATAGTTAGTGTAGACATACGTTTCCTTTAAATCTGCACCGGCGTCTTTTTTGGTACAGCAACCACTATATAACATTATTTCTAATCTGTGTAGCATAGTTTAACACGCATATAGTAACCTGTCAAGTCATTTCAGTTATCTTCTTAGAGACAGATATATTTTTGCTACAGCTTTATTTATCTTTCTTGATTCTAACACCTTCTTAGATAGGTGTCAACTTATCTAAGATAACTTAGGTCGGGCCTGTGTGTCCGAAAGTCGGAACAGACTGTGTCGAATGATTTCTTTGTTGAATGTTAGATGTATATGTGCCAGTATAAGTATCTGCAATACCGCCAGCAGTAGTTACAGTTAATGTTGCTGTAATAGTTAGAACGGTGGCCGAGCCGGAAGCGGCATTAGCTACCATAGAAACAGTATATCCTGTTGCCGTATAAGGTGTTCCATCAGTTAGTATATATAGTTGGACAGGTGTTGTGCCTATATTTGATCCACCTGTGCCCGAATTTTGAACGGTGCCGCCGGCGCCGACCGATTGATAATGCCCCGCATCATAAATAATAAGAGTACCCATACTAGTGAACATAGTTGCTAATATAGTATCCGCAGAAGTCGATCCTCCCGCATGTGTGCAGGAAAGTTGTACTCGACCACCATAAAAGAAATAATTCGTTAACGCTGCGGCACTTGCAAAAGTAATAGTACAAGTATATATAATAGTACGAGGAGAAGTAAATCCAACTAGACTGCCGACGGCACCGGATGGTGTAGTAAGAGAATATTGGCCTGCATTACCGCAAAAAATAGATGCTAAATCAGTATTAGCAGACCAGGAAGGAGAACTCGTTAGAATACCTATTGCCGGTATTCTGGCGCCCAAATTAGCTTGTGCAGGTCCCGATAATACATCATACCTCGTCTGGATATCCGTTGCTACCACCTTATACCCTGTTGCATATGTGGCATTATTCGTAACGTGTGCAGCAAATAATGTATCTAAGTCAACACCAGTCTTTGAAATGTTAGCTGTCATTATACTTCTTTATTTTCATAGATAGTGTATTTATCACTTCTATTTAATTAAAAGAGTTTCCAATGACTTGAGTACTTCTTCAGGAGATACATACGCATTTATATCATAGTTAGTTTGTGTCCACAGCCAGAATTGATTTTGCCTTAAATACTTTCTATCTTTTAATAAATTTATGTGTTCTTTATGTCCAAAGATAAGAGGATCTGATTGACTGAATATTACTATCCCGGGCTTATTAAGGTCCCAACAAAAGTGTTGAAAGAAGCTATCAACTCCTATCCATGTATCACATTCTTCGACTAATACAGCCAATTCCGGCAATGATAAATTTTTTCGAAAATCTTCTACCAATTGCTTCTCGCCTTCTAATCCTATCTGAATAATAGGTTGATCAATCATGTCAATCAATTCTTTCCAGTATGGATAATTTTTCGGATTCTCTTGTCCGTTCATTAACTGTTTTGCGTAAGGTGAAATTAATATCATTTTTGTGTCCATTTTTCTTTAAGAATAGCATAATTTTTTTCTATATGTGCTAATCTTTCGGGTTTATTAGTAAAGGATTGTTCTCCCAGATGGTGTATAGGGAAATCAGTAACTGACATAGAAGGATTTTTCTCATCTACGTGTATATTATCAACCTGAACTATAGTATGTCCTGCTTTTACTGCACGATAACAAAAATCTGCATCTTCGGAATATCCGGGACTAAATCTCTCATCCAATATACCTATCTCGTCAAATAAAGATCTCCGTATTGCTGTGCAGAAGAAAGGTAAGAACATTCCAAATTCTGTCCACATTATCCCCACGCCTGCTATGCCTATCTTCTTATCCTTAAACGGATCAATTAATCTATTAAGCCATACGTCTTTATCGTAATAATTTAAGAGATGAGCATCGCTATTCAATATAATCACAAAATCGCCGGTGGCTAATTTAAAACCCATATTAGCAGCTTTAGTAAATCCTATAGCATCTCTACACCATACGAGTTTAAATGGTTCGCCCAGATTTACTACCAGTTGAGCACTCTCTATATCACTGCCGTTACATACAACAATAATTTCTATATCGGACAAATTGGTATTGTCTTTTATTCCACGTAAGCAGCCCTCTAATAACGAAACTGGCCTATAGGCCGGTATTACGATCGATACTTTCATAAATACATCTTTCTAAATGCGTCTTCGAGTGATCCTGTCCATTTCCATTCGTCCATTTTACGATATATGTTATATTCGTCTAAGCTTCCGAATAAATCTTTGGCTTCTTGAATACTTCTTCCTGGAATAACACCCGGGTAACAACTAAAAATTATAGGATCTTTAATAAATGGTAGAACATGCTTAAACACAATATGGTCGCCTATCCCATTATCCAATACCACTATTCTTCTCTTGTCAAAAGATAATATATTTCTGAATATAACTTCATCTGCATCAAATAATGCTTTTTGCTCTGTTCTTACTCCTCCGAATCTATCTTTTAAGTGCCATATATTTGCATTCGGTACAACAAGATTACGATATCCTCGCTGTTTCAGTCCATATGTAAATAATGTCTCTTCCCTATAAGCAACACGAGATAATGCTAAATTATAATCTTGTATGCCTGCTCTATATAAGAAAGAACAATGCAAATGGTCTACATCTTTTACTTCTTTTATATAGTCCCACTGTATACTAGGTTCATCGTCTATATTTTCTATCTTTCCTGTTATACCTAAGCAAGGAGTGAACGGTGGTGTTAAAATAGCACCGCCCACTGCACCCACGCTATCATCGACGTAAGAAAATAACGTTTCTAATACATTTGGTTCGGGTATGCAGTCATCATCTATTCGTAGTACCCACTCATAACCCATCTTATTTGCCATATCATGGCTAAAATGCTGTCCTTTCTTAAGGGCATAGACCCATTCCCAGTCGATATTCTTTTCCTTCATTATTTCAAATAGATATTGATAAATCTTTATATCTCTTACATCGATAGGCTTATCATTATCGTCGAATATTACAAGTTTATCAATCTTTTTTGTTTGATTGAGTATAGCCATAATAGTCATAGGTAGTGTAGTTTCATACCTACCTCTAGTTGCAACTGAACATAAAATCATATACGCACCCACTTTTCTGTAAAGACATTTACCAATATTCTAGGTTGGACGGATGATTCATAGTACATCTGTCCATACTTTACCTTAATAAAACCACACTCTATCATCCTCTTCTCTATCAAGGCTAAGTCTCGATATTCGGGATTAGGATTAGTATTGCCGTGTACTTCCATAGTTATTACGGCAAACCTCCTTAATACTTCTACACTGCTTGTTAATAAAATATTAAATTCTGAACCTTCACAATCTAACTTTAGCACTGTATTATTATCATTTATATTACACTCGTTTAATAATGTTGCTAATGTGATTGTCTCTACTAATTCACCCTCGTTTCCGCCCACCATTGAACCAACATGTGCATTTAATATATGAACCATTTCACCATCCTTATCATACACAGCATAATTTAACGGTTCGATAGCAGGATACCCTGACACATTATTTAATAAACCTAGATTAAATATAACGGGCTGGGCTTCAACAGTAATGACACGATTAGCACCTTTCTCTATACACGATAAAGAGAACATACCTTAATTGCCGCCTACATCAATGACTGTTTTACCGCGGACATCATTTACTTCTATTCCGTAGCTATTTTCTTCAAAGATCTCTGCATAACTATTAGGTTCTTGAATCTGTAAACTCTCCCTATCTACGTATGATGCGGGTTTATACGCCTCTACACGAAGATTATTATGCGGATGTGGCCATTGCTCGGGAGGAAAGCTAATATCAACATAACCTGCAGCTTGCAAATGATTAAACAATGATTCAGGCCACCACCCAAATAAATGAGGACTGGTAATATTATCGGGGCCGCCTTCCGATGTAGTATTCACACTCCCATATACAGCATTTAAAATACCCATTTTATCATAATAATTTGTTTCTGCTAAGAAACTCTTACATAGTGCTTCTATATCGGGCATTTCCATGGATAATTTACCGCCGGGCTTTAGTGCCCTTAACCATTCTTTTAATATATCTACAGAATGATAAGGATTTAAGTGCTCAAATACATGTGATGCCATAATTTCCGAAACAGAATTATTATCAAAATCTAATTTAGTAATATTCATCGGAATATTTGCACGCTTATCATACAAATCGACAGATAAAAATCCCGGGTAATCGATCCCGCCTGATCCTAAATTTAATTTAATATCCCGATTATATCGTTTACAATTTAATAATCCATTTACTTTAATTATACTCTTAGTATATTCCGGTATATCTTTAAATGTCTGATTATCTTTATGCCATATAGGAAAATCACCAACATTAGTAGATGCTGTTGTACTATAGACAGGTGTGGATGTCGATAATGTTTTATACCCAGCCTTTTGAGCTTTAATTGTAAAATCGATATCTTCTCCACCTCCCGGCGAATAAATCTCATCAAGCAACCCTAATTCATCGAAAAGTTTTTTACGAATCATAACACAGAAGAATATTAATACATCATGATTTGAATAATTATCGTGCATCTGCAGCGGGCCTACCATACCCACTGTTTCATCTGCAAAAGGTGCGGTTAATATATCTATCCATGCATTTTTTTCTTGCTGCAATAATTCAGTATCATTATTCAATAAAATAATAAATTCTGAATTACTTGCTTGAATACCTAAGTTAGTTGCCCTTGTGTACCCGATTGCTTCTTCCGACCAAATTAATTTAAATGGTGCACCTAAGTTTTCTACGAATTCTTTGGTATTATCTGTACAACCATTTGCAACAATAATAAATTCTATATTATACGGTATGGTATATTGCATAATACTACGAATCAAAGGTCTTAACAAATCTTCACAGTGATTGTATGTGGGAATAACAACACTATATTTTCTCATCTTTTTCCCATATCTTTCTGCTAAAATTTTACTATTTCTGCCAACAATCACATTACCATATTCGGGTATTTCGCCGAATGTCTTATTATCTTTATGCCATATAGGATAAGTGGTACACCTTTTACCGTCTTGATAAAAATCTGTATTAACACTCTTAAACAAGTAACCTGCGTTTACTGCCCGCAGTGTAAAGTCTATATCTTCTCCGTATCCTGGACTAAAAATTTCATCTAAGTAACCTATCTCTTCAAATAATCTTCTTGGTATCATTACACAGAAGAATATTAAGAAATTTGCATCTGCATAAGGATCGTAGTTTTCTTTGACACCCGTTAGACCCATCTTAGGATCTGAAAAGGGTGCCACCAATAAATTTATCCAATCATTCTTTGCTTGAATTAAGAACTCTGTATCATTGTTAAGTGGTATTACATACTCGCCGGTTGCAGCCTTTATTCCTAAATTTGTTGCCTTTGTATATCCGATGCCTTCATCTACCCAAATTAATTTAATAAAGTCACCTAAACTATCTATATATTCTCGAGTATTATCGGTGCAACCGTTTGCTACAACAATGATTTCTAAATTATCTGTATCGGTATATTGAATAATTGATTCAATACACGGTTTAAGTAAATCATCGCAATGATTATATGTAGGAATAACTATACTATACTTCTTTTTGCTATATCGCCCGTATAAAATTCGTCTATTTTTCTCTACTATTGCCCGATCTGCAAACTTGTTCATTGTTTGAACTTGTCCTGTATGATACACTGGAAAATTTATACTGTAAACCCCGTTCTCATATTTCTTTTCGGGGTCATACTTAGGCACCTCTACACACTTAAACCCGGCCCGCCATATTTTCATCGATAAATCCGAATCGGAAAAATATCCCGGATTATACACTTCGTCGAACATGCCTACTTGTCGTAGAATGTCTGCATCATACATTGTGCATCCTGCATGTAATACCAAATTTAACCCAGCATAATCATTTGCAAATGGGCTCGATGCACCCACCATTGGATCACTAAAAGGGGCTTTCAAAATCTCTATCCATTGATCAATTGATTGCCCCAATAAGATAGAATCGTTGTCTATTGTCACTATATATTTCCCCAAGGCCTGTCGAATTCCTGCATTATATGCGCGAATTACACCCTGCGGTTCGTCAAACCATATATAACTAACTCTGCCTTTTAATTCGTCTAAGTATGCCCTGGTACCATCGGTGCATCCGTTAGCAACAACTATAATTTCTTTATTAGACAGATCTGTATTCTTAATAATAGCATCTATGCAAGGCTTAAACGCATCTTCAAAGTGATTATATGTAGGGACAATGATTGTTACATCGATCGACTTTTCTTTTTGTCCATACTTTTCTTCTAATATTTTATTATTACGTAATATAATAGCATTCTTTTCTTCATTATTATCTGCAAAAGTACCATTACCTGCATGATATATTGGAAAATTGTAGTTTTCAATACCTTTATCAAAATGGCCTGTTACATTTCTAGGAACACTAACTAAGGTATACCCTGCCATAGTTGTTCTTATACAGAAATCACCATCCTCCCCCATACCCGGAGAATATATCTCATCTAGAATACCTATCTTATCGAATACGTCTCGTTTGATCATTACTAACCAGAATGCCATTGCTTCATATGTACGGGCACCACACACCCAATCAAATTTTACTGGACCGGTGATTCCAACTTTCTTATCTTCGAAAGGAGTAACAAGCATATCTATCCAATTATTTTTAGTCTGCGGCATAAGAATAGTATCATTATTCATTAATATGATAAATTCACCGGATGCACGCTTAATTCCGAGATTAGTAGCTTCTGTATATCCTACTGCCTCGTCTGTCCATACTAACTGTATACTAGGATTGTTTAATTCGATCAGATAACTTGCTGTATTATCTGTACATCCGTTTGCCGATATAACTACTTCAACCTCTGACATTTCAGTGTACTTAAATATCGAATCCAGACAAGGCTTCAATAAATCATCACAATGATTATAAGTTGGTATAACTATGCTGTATTTCTTCATAAATCCTCAGGAGTATAATATCCCTATATTTATATGAATTAAAACATAGTTTTTAGTTTATTGATTTAACTTTGTTTCTTAAGAAGTTTATTGACTTCTGCCATTTGCTTCTTTAATTTATTTATGGTTACTTGCTGATGCTGTATCTTTGCAGTTAAGATTGCCGATAATTTACCATAATCGATACCGGTTGGTATGCCGGCCTTATCTTTACCCACAATTTCCGGATATACTAGATCCATCTCTTCGGCAATAAATCCAAATTCGTGGCCTACATAGTCTATCCTATCGTATTCTCTCGGCGTTAAGTTATCAAATTTAGAAATATATGCACTACTCAAGTTCTTAATCTCTTTCTTAACACGCTGAGTAGATGTTGCATTAAAGCTTGTTGCACTTGCCGAGCCATTTACCTGCAATTTATCTGTACCGTTGTCTGTAGCAGTGCCTAATACTATATTGCCGCCATACTGCCCGAGCTTAATCAGTCCCGAACTAAGAACTTCTATGCTCGGTATACCGCTCACATCGTTGACTGAGAAAATAGTACCAGTCATGGTGTCTGTAATGGAGAAGAGCTGTCCTGCCGACCCTTCAAAGGAAATAGTACCAGTAGATGTTACCCTAAGAGTAATATCCGTGGATACCGACACACCTCGAAATTTGATGGTCGGATCTTGGCCGACTGTGGTCGAGCCTTGATTGGGAGTAATGAGTATTTTGCCTGCCATTTTTTTACTTTACCTTATCTTATATTTATCATATTCCATATCTTCCGCGGAGTGCATTAAAATTTTGTTCTACTTCTGTCGCTGACAGTGCTCGGTTGTATACTCTGACCATGGAGCAATAGCATGATGATATTTCTGTACCAGGGTCACCTAATATATAAAGCGTTCCGGTCCCTGCAAGCACTGTATTATAAGTTCCGGTGCCGATTTGTGCTCCATTGACATACGCATTACAGGTAGTTCCAGCAGCGCCAGCTAAAGTATATAGGAGTTGATACCATGTACCAGTGGTTAAATTGGCAGTAAAATTTAGATCAGGGTATACATGTACAGTATTTGTTGAAGTACCAAACAAAATCTTTTCAGTTGCCCCGTCGTCGAGCCATGTTTGCCATCCTATCGCAAACGACTTAGAATTAAGCCATACTTCATATGTTCTTCCTGAAGGTGGAGACGGGAAGTTAGCAATACGAAATCCTTGATCAGCGGTATCATTTGTTTCGAAAA